GCCGCTTCCGCGGAGCACGCCACGACGAACGCCTGCTCGTGCTGCCGATCGTGTTCCCCGGTCCACAGACCACCGGCCGGGAGGAGCTGCGCCGCTGGGCTCGAGCGCTCGACCCGGCTCGCGGCGAAGGCACCATCACCGTCGTCGAAGGCCCCTACGCCGGGCGCGTCCTCGTCTGCGCCTACGAGGCCGGGCTCTCCGAGATGGCGGAGGACAACGGCCAACCGCTCGAAGTCGGCAACCTCGCGTTCCGCGCCGCGGAGCCCTACTGGCTCGACGGCTCCGAACAAGAGGTCATCGCCTCGCTGGGCGATGAGCAGAACCTGTGGTTCCCGTTCGCCGGTACGTGGGCCGCACAGCCGTTGGTCCTCGGCGCGTCGGAGGTCTTCGCCACCACCGTCATCGACAACCCCGGCGACGTCGACGCGTGGCCGGTCATCACCGTCACCGGGCCCGGCGACTCGCTCGTCATCCGCAACGACACGACAGAGCTCGAGATGGAGATCACCGGGTCGATCGCGCTGGGCGAGGTCCTGCTGATCGACACACGGCCCGGGCACAAGACCGTCACGCTCGACGGCGTCAACGCGTTCAGCCGACTGACCGACGAGTCGGTCCTCTGGCCGCTGATCCCCGGGCCGAACCGAGTGTCCATCGGCTACGGCGCGGTGACGGTCGCCAGCACGGTCAAGTTCACCTGGCGCGCTCGGTGGCTCGCAGCATGAGCGGAACCTGGACCCTCTTCGTCACCGATGCGCTCGGCGTGCGGCAGGCGCAGATAGACACCTATCAGAAGTGCGAGCTGTACGCCCGAGCGAACGCCGTCTCGACGTGGGCGCTTGACCTGCCGTCCAACACGGAAGCCGGTCGGTTCTTCATCGCCACCACCACGGCCCGTCTAGAGGTCCGTCTCGACGAGACGATCTGGCGCTCTGGACCAATGACGAGTTTGAAACGGACCGTCGACATGGACGGCGACATGCTCGAGCTCGCCGGAGTCGACGACGCCGTCTGGCTCGCTCGCCGTCTCGCGCATCCGCAGCCGGGCTCCGCCGCGCCGCCCTACTCGACGACCGCCTACGACATCCACACCGGCAGCCTGACGACGGTCCTGCGCGACCTCGTCAACGTCAACGCCGGGCCGGGCGCGACGCCCATCCGCCAAGTGCCCGGCCTCGTCGTGCCGACCGTCGTCGCCGCCGGACCGACCGTCACCGTCAATGCTCGGTGGCAGAACCTGCTCACGCTGATGGCCGACAACGCCCGCGCTGGCGGCGTGGTCTTCGACGTCGTCAACCTCACCTTCCACGCAGTGATCCCGGTCGATCACGGCGTGATCTTCTCCGAAGGACTCGAGACGCTCGGCGCGTGGCGCTCCACGCTGCCCGCACCGTCAGCCAACACGGCATTCGTAGCGGGCGGCGGCGAGGGCACTGCACGGATCATTCGCGAGGCGCAAGACGCAGCGAGCGTCACGGCGTGGGGCCGCGTCGAGACGTTCGTCGACCGGCGCGACACGACCGACATCGCGCAGCTCGATCAGGCCGCAGCCGAAGCGCTCGCTCTCGGTGTCACGCCGACGACGGTCGTCTTCACGCCACTCGACACACCGGCTCAGAGCTTCGGCACTGACTGGGTGCTGGGCGACACCGTCACCGTGCGCGCCGGGGATCTGACGATCGTGGATCAGATTCGAGAGGTCCACGTACTGCTCGACGGGTTCGTGCCGACGATCACGCCGTCAGTCGGTGCGCCGTCCGGCGACCTCGGCCTGTTCCGATCTCTCGCAGGGCTCGACCGTCGAGTTCGACAACTTGAAAGGGTATGAACCATGGCCCTCCTGAACGTCTGGCCGACCGACGCCCCATCAGTCGGCGCGGTCACGAGCGAAGCACGCTGGCGGGCGATGGCTCGCACGTGGGCGATCTCCGGCGTCGTGCCGGGCATCGGCCTCGAGATGGAGCCGACGCTGGCGGCTGGCACGATCACGGTCAAGGCCGGGGCGTGCTGGGTCGACGGCCACTACTGCGAGCTCACCACCAACCAGAACTTGACCGCCACCGTCACGGGTCTGATCGTCGTGCGATTCGATCCGGTCGCCAACACCGCAGAGCTGCTCTACCGCGACGGCGTGACGACACCGACGCAGACACTGACCGGCGTCTACGAACTCGTGCTCGGCCGCATCGGCACGAGCGTTCTCGTCGACCTTCGGTCATTCATCTCGACGGGCGCTGGGGCCTATTGCACCGTGGGCTGCACCGCCGACTACGCGATCCCCGGCCCCGGCCCCGACACTGTGGTGCCGTTCGACGGTCCAGGCACACGCGACATTTCCGGGGATCTGATCCGCGCCGTGACCGCGGGCGGCGGGATTCACGTCGTGCGCGGCGGACTGTTCCTCGTCAGCTGCCAGCTCGACATCACGGTCGGAAACGGCGTCGACGTGAACATCGGCCCTGCCCTCTACCGCGGCGGCGTGGCCGTCATCAGCTTCGGAACGAACATCAAGCCGGTCGGCACCGGCCTCACTTCGATCCGATGCCGTCAAACGCCGGGCTCGATCGTGTCATGCCACGCTGGCGACGAGATCAAGATCCTCGCATCGAAACCGGCTGGCACGAACGGGACCGTGCACGCGTACCCGTACAGCCACATGGACGTGAGCCGCGTGGGCAGCCAGAGCGCCGACGTCGTGGCCTCGTAGGGATACGGTTCCCCGCCATGGCCGAACCAACGCAAGTGCGCGACCTGCTGCCCGAGGATGCCTACGACGGAGACGACCCGTTTGATATTCGTCTATCAGTCGCAGAGCGCGCAGTCGAGTCATGGGTCGACGACAACGCCGAAGGTCGCGACCAACGACTCGTCGGGCTGCTCCGTCTGCTCGACAAGCTGCAAGACGAGATCCAGCAAGGGCTCGACCGACTGACCGTCGCACGATCGAAGATGAGGGATTGAACAGATGGGCTCTCGCTACCTCACCGACCTGGCCGACGTCTGCCGCAAGACCGGCTACCCCGTCACCGAGGTCGGCTCCGCCAAGTCGACGCCGGGCGATGCATGGAAACAGCGGTCGCGCTCGAGCGGCGGCTACGACTCGGGCAAGCCGAACCACATCATCTGCCACCACACCGCTGGCAGCTCGGATCACTGGAAACTCAGCAACACGCTCGTCTTCGATCACTCCGACAAGCCGTGCGCCAACATCGCGTTGAGTCGTGACGGCGCGATCTTCGTGCAGGCCGGTGGAGCATCGAACCACGCGGGCACCGGGCAAGACCCATGCTCGCCCAACGTCACCGCGGACGACTGCATGAACTCTCAGTCCATCGGCATCGAGGCGGCCAACTTGGGCAACGGCGAGACGTGGCCGAGCGCGCAGCTCGACAGCTACGTCCGCCTCTGCGGCGAGCTCTGCCGCGCCTACGACATCCCCGTCGAGAGAATCCACAGTCACTTCGAATGGGCACCCGACCGCAAGGTCGACCCCAAGGGCCCGCCGAAGTACGCCAGCGGAAACGCGATGTGGGACATGGACCAGTTCCGCCGCGACGTCACCGCGTACCTCGGAGGCGACGCTCCGCCTCCGCCCGACACCGAGGACGACCCACCGACCGTGTCCGTGACGCTCGAGCTGCCGAACCTCGTGCGCGGCGACAGGGGCCCGGCCGTCAAGCGAATGCAGCACCTGCTCGCCGCTGCCGGATTCATGGATGAGTCGAACACGTCGAACTATGACGGCGACTGGGGCGGCGGCACGGACGACGCCAAGCAGCGGTTCGACGTCGCGCACGGCCTGCTGCCCTCGCCGCCTACGGACTGCGGTCCTGCATCGTGGCGCGCCCTGCTGGGCGATGACTGAAACGGAGCTCACATGCTTGCCAACATCGGAATCTTCTCGGGCCACGCGCTTCTCGCGGACTGGCTGTTCCTCATCGCCGCGCTGCTGTTCGTGCTCGCCGGTCTGATCGCCGCGACACAGAACCCCGACAAGTCGAGAGGCTCTCTCATCCCGGCCGGGCTCGCGCTCGTCGCACTCGCTTGGCTCGTGCTCTGAGATGAGGAAGCCCGGCGCGTTCAACCTCCTGCTGTATCGGGGAGACAGCTACGTGTGGCGCTTCCGCATCTGGCAGGACAAGGCATTCACGATCCCGTCCGACCTGACCGGAGCGACGGCTGCCGCCCAGTTCCGCGATCAACCCGGCGGGCTCGTCGTCGTCACGTTCGCGACGGAGGTCGTGCTGCCGAACATCGTCGACATGGCAATGACCGCAGACCAGTGGGAGGGAGCTCCTGCGGCTGGGACGTGGGACCTGCGACTCACGCGACCCGATGCCAGCGTGCGGACCGTGCTCAAAGGCCTCGTCCAAGTCACGGCCGACACGTCGAACTCCGCGCCGCTGATGGAGGCACGCACATGAACACGACCGTCATCGCCAACGACACCGACCCCATCCAAGTCATCGAGGTCTTCGAGGGATCGCCGGGAGAGCAGGGCCCACCCGGGGCACCCGGCCCGCCGGGCATCCCCGGCCCCGGCGGAGTGCTCACCCATCTCGGGTCATACCGCTTCAACGACCCACTCGTCATGCTGACCCCGGCTCAGCCGTCGATCACGATCCTGCAACTGACAGGACCGGCGACGGCTGGCGCGGTGTCGATGGAGGTCCTGTTCTACGACTCCACCGGAGCACTGCTGCCACGAGCCCCGGTCACCGTCGAGTTCAACCAAGACGCCGCAGCGCTGCAAGCCGAGATTCTGGCGTCGCTGTTCCCGCTGTCGTTCACGGTCACCGTCACGGGCACGACACTCGACACCAACGTCTTGCAGATCGAGCACACCGGAGACGTCGTGTTCACGATCACGGACCCGACCGGGTCACTCGACGGCGGCGCAACGATCACGCCATTCCCGTCGCCGGTCGGCGCACCGCCATCGTTCCCCGGTGTCCATCTGGTCACGCTCGGCACGAACGCAATCCTCGAAGCCGCGTACGGGCTCGTCGAAGAGGAGTGGCAATCAAAGACCGGCCCGACGCTGATCCTCGCGACGGCCCCGCTGGATCTGTTCGACTCCGCGTCGGAACTGCCCGAGTCGCCCAACCTGGAATGGCCGCCACCATCGGGCAATCACATCGAGTTCCGTAGCGTCCCCGAAGGATCTCGAGCACTGCGCGGCATGGGCGGCCCGCTGCTGATGCACGTGCAGCCAGGCGACAACACGGCGACCCGGGGCACAGTCCACATCTTCGGTCGCGTGTCGACGTGGGAGGCCCTGCCATCATGACCACGATCACGACGGAATGGTCCACCTTCGAGTGGGACGGAGCGACACGACTGCGGTTCGTCGGCGCGCACTCGACGCCGTCCGGCCCGCACGCTCGCAAGCTCGGCCCGTACATCACCGACGACGGCACACCCGTCTGCATCGTCGAAGCAGTCAAGGACGCGGGCGGGTTCTTCGAGATCGTCCCCGGGTCACTCGTGGTCGACGTCGGCGCGGAGATGCGATTCGTCCACGCCGACGCCGGGCACCCTTTCCCGAACTACCGCGGCACGTTCGTCGTCAGCGTCGCCTAACCCCGGTGCGCTACCTGACGCGCTGGCCGTTCCTGATCGGCGCGGTCGTCAGCTTCGCTGCCGCCGTCGACTTGCTCAACGACAACCCGACCGGGCGCGAGTCGGCAGCCGCTGCGCTGCTCGTCGCCGGTTCGGTGATGCTCGGCGCGTTCATCGTTCTCATGGATCGCAGCGAACCGGGCGATTGATAGACGTCTATCAGACGCGTTCGAGGCGCTCGTGCAGCTGGGGGAGGCCCCTGCCAGGGGAAACGCAAGAGGCCGTGAGAGGCGGGGACGCCCGTAGGGGCCCCTGAAAGCCCCGTAGGCCGACGAACGGGCCGGAGCGGTCGAGTGATGGGTCAGCGAAGGATTCTCGCCTTGTAGCCCCGTAGAGAGGCCTTGGGCCGGTGATGCGGATGCCCGGGAGGGCAGAAACGCCCGGGAGAGGCCCCTGTGGAGCCCGTAGAGCGCCGAGATCACCGGAAACGGTTGGTGGTGGAGCGATCCGAGGAGCGCAGCGTGGAGCCCCGTAGAGAACCGCTTGGAAACGACCGGGTCATGGACGTCAGACGTCCGACGCGTTACGCTCCCTCCTCCATGCCCATCACATCACCAACCATCCCTCATACAGCCTGGTCAACCAAGCTCGCGATGGCCGCCCGGCTCCGCAAGGCTGCTCTGCTCGCAGAGGCTCGAGCGGTCCGGCTGCGAGCGCAAGCCGAGCGCCTCGAAGTCGAAGCCGAGGAGCTGCGCTCATGAGCGCCCACCTGCGCTGCATGTGCAGCAAGTGCCAGGGCCGCGTGGAGTTCGATCAACTCGACGACTACCTCGCCGCCCATCCCGACGCAGAGGCAGCCAGCAGGGCGCGTCACCCATCGACACAGCTGCGACTGTTCCCCGATGGATCGCAGCTCGATCTCGACGGCGAGGTCGTCCGCTCCAAGTCCGGCTTCGAATGGCGACAGCTTCGATTGTTCGGCGGAGAGCAGTGAGCGCGCACACGACCGACCTCAGCCACGTCCAGTGTCGCACCTTCGGTCACGCCTGGTACGAGACGGACGCGGACAAGCGGTCGCAAATCGGGTGGTACCTCTGGCTGCGCTGCGAGCGATGCGAGACGGTCCGCATGGACACGGTCGACCGACACGGCAATCTGTCCGCCCGTTCCTACCGTCACCCCACCGGGTACAAGTGGTCGGAGAAGGTCACACGCTCCGAGCTGCGCGTCATCCTCCATCGGCGCAAGCTGAGAGCCGTCTCGTGAACCGACCCATCAACCCAGCTCTGCTCTCCGAGCTCGTCGACGACGTGGCCGCTCTGGCCGCGTCCGTCGATGGAGAGTTCCAGCGAGCCCAGGCCAAGGCCGCGACGTGGGAACCCGCGCCGATGCCGGAGGGGTGGAGACCGTGAGCGAGCGACTGACCGACGAACAGGTGGCCGACTGGATCGCCCTTGGAGAGGCCGGTGACACGCCTACCCCCATGTCGCACGTCCTGCGTGAACTCCAACAGTGGCGCGCCCTCATCCCCGAAGTGATCGAACAGTTGGACGATCTCGTTTCGCACATGACCGGGCCAGCGGAGTACGGCTACCGCCCCCTCACGGCGATCATCGCCAAGCTGCGTGAGGCCAGCCAATGACCGAGTACGGGACCTACGTCATTGCCGAAGTCCGCGCCCTCGACCGCGAGGTTCAGGAGTCCCGCGCCGAGATCGCCGTCTTATCCGAGTCCCTCGCCGCCGCGCTGGCCGACTACAACGCCCTGCGTGCCCTCATCCCCGAAGTGATCGAACAGTTGGATGGAGTGCGCGGGTCGTACCTCGGCTACGCCAGCCGAACGACTGACCAACTCGACGCGATCATCGCCAAGCTGCGCGAGGCAGGTGGACCGTGAGCGCCGCCCCGACGACCCAGCTGTCGCTGCGCCATCTGCGCGAGCTCTACGCCGTCGTCGAAGTCGTCGAGCACTGGAAACGCAACCCGGTCACGGGCATCCAGACCAAGCACGACCTCTTCGGATTCATCGACATCCTCGCGCTGGGCAACGACGAGATCGTCGGCGTGCAGACGACGACACAGGATCATCTCGCCGCGCACGTCCGCAAGATCGTCAAGGCCCCGACCTTCGCTGCCGTCGTCGCGTCGGGCATCCGCGTCGTCATCCACGGCTGGCATCAACCGAACGGACCGCGCACCCACTGGGCGCTCGAAGAGTTCGACCTGACGACCGGCAACCCTGTCACACCCACCACCCACACTGAGGATTCATGACCACCAACGCGATCCCACTCGACCAACTCCCGCCGCGTCCGAGCATCAGCCGACTCGACGGATACAACCGCTACCTGATCGTGCCGCCCGGTGGCGGCAAGCCGGTCGGCCACACTCGGGTCACGACCGTCGCAGCCACTCTCGACTCGGGCGGCGGGCTCGCTCCGTGGAAATCAACGATGACCGCGGTGGGCCTCGTGATGCGACGCGGGCTCGCCGCCTCGTGGGAGGCACTCGTGGCCGAGCACGACGGTAACCCCTGGTACGGATCGAAGGCTGGCAAGGCCGCTTGCAAGAAGCTCGTCGAAGAGTGCGCCAACATGGGCGGCGCGAATGATCGCCGCGACCTGGGCACCGCGCTGCACGCGCTGACCGCGCTGCTCGATCAGGGCCGTGCGCCTCGGCACGTGTCCGAAGCAACCGAGGCCGACCTTCACGCGTACGTCACCGGCCTCGACAACGCAGGCATCGAGCTCATCCCGGGCGCGATCGAGCTGACCGTGGTCCTCGACGCCTGGCAAGTCGCTGGCACGCTCGACCGGCTGGTGCGCGTGCCCGGGTTCGACCTGCCGCTGATCGCAGACCTCAAGACCGGGGCCGACCTCACGTACTCGTGGGAGTCGATCGCGGTGCAACTCGCGGCGTACAGCCGAGCAGATCGAATCTACGTCCAAGGCGACGCCGACGACGGCTCGCAGGACTACAGCACGCCGATGCCCGAGGTCGACCAGAACCACGGGCTCATCTTGTGGCTCGACGCCGGGGCGGCGCAGCTCGAGCTGTTCGTCGTGCGCCTCGACCTCGGCTGGGAAGCGTTCGAGATCTCGATGCAGGTCCGCGCCTGGCGCAACCGCACGCTGTCCACACCGCTGCGCGAGTTCGACGCACTGCGCGACGACGCGCTGCTCGCCCAGCTCGAAGCGAGCGTCGCGATGGTCGAAGAGCGCAAAGCTGCAACGCCGGTTGTAGCTCCGGCCGAGAGCTACAAAGCGCCCGTCGCTCCACAGCCGGTGATAGACGTCGAGCAGCCCAGCTACACGCAGCAGCTGCGCGACTGGCTACAACGGCGCATCGACGTCATCGGCCTCCACGCCGACACACGCACCGACCTCGGGCAGAACTGGCCCGCAGGACTCCCGACGTTGAACGGCTCGCAAGAGCACACGCCGGATCAACTCGCCGCCATCGAGCAACTGCTCGACGGTGTCGAAACACGGCACTCGATCCCCTTCGGAGATTCGAAGCCGACCACCGATCAGCTGGGGGTCATCCTCCATCTGTTCCCCAACTCAACGGTCGTCAACGACCAGACAGGATCAACGTCATGACCGCCATCCCTCTCTCCAACATGAAGTCCAACCCATCCGCCAAGTTCACCAACATCGGGGACAGCTACTCCGGTCGCGTCGTCAGCGCGATCGAACAGCAGCAGACGCACCCGGTCACAGGAGCTCTCCAGTTCTTCGAGTCGGGCACACCGCGCATGGTCTGGCTCATCACTCTCGAGCAGAGCAACGGCGAGCCCGTCGTGCTGTGGGCATCCGGCGGCAACTACCGGGTGAAGTCAGGCAAGGGCCACGCGATGCTCGTCGCGATCGGTGACGCGGTCGAGAAGGTGGGCGCACCAGGCGTGGAGATCGGCGGCGAGCTGACCGTCACCCACACCGGCCTGGCCGACACGAGCCCGGCTCCTGCTCGTCTGTTCACCGCGGAGTACCGAGCGGCCACTCCGGTCGCGATCCCTGCGGACTTGTTCAACTCGTAGAACGGAACGGCCTCCCCTGCCCTGCGACCGGATCAGGGGAGGCCGTCCCACCCCTACTCCACCACCGAGCCGAAAGCGTACTCAATGCCTCTGCGAGACGACGCCGTCCGCTACTTCAAGAACGGGTGGCATCCACTCGAGCTGCCCGCACACGCGAAGTCTCCGCCCCCCGAAGGCCGCACCGGCCGCGAGGGCATCGACATGACTCTCATCGAGATTGAGGCCGCCGCGTGGTCGGGCAACATCGGGCTACGAATGCCCGTCGATGTCATCGGCCTCGACGTCGACGTCTACCGCGGTGGCATGGTCGCGCTCAACGAACTCTTCGCGAAGTGCGGCCCGCTACCGAACACGTGGATCTCACACAGCGGTCGCAACGATGGCTCAGGCATCCGCTTCTTCCGCGTGCCGGTCGGGCTCTCATGGGTCACGGCGCTGCCCGGCATCGACATCATCCAACGCGGCCATCGTTACGCCGCCGTCTACCCGAGCATCCACCCCGATGGTCGGCAGTACGGATGGTGGGATCAGGCCGAGCTGGCACCGACGTTCGACCTGCCAGAAGTCGAGCTACTGCCCGAGCTGCCCTGGCCGTGGATCGAAGAGCTGTCGCAGCCCGACTCGACGTCGACGCATTCACGCGCTGTCGACGAGACCGAAGGGCACGAGTTCATCGCGGCACACGACACGGCGGAGGCCGCAGGTTGGACGTCGAAGATCACGCAGCGATTCACGGAGCGCACCAAGGGCGGCTACTCGCGTCACGACACAATGCAGCACTGCCTCACCTGGGCGATGGAGTGCGCCCGCGCTGGCATCATCGCCGCCTGGCCGGTCATCAAAGCGCTGGGCGACCTGTGGCGCGAAGCGGTCAAGCCGGACGCACGGCGCATGGAGCTCTACTCGCCGCACCGCACCACCGAGTTCCAAGCGATGCTGCGCCACGCCATCGGCAAGGCGATCGCCAGGCCGCAAGCCGACATCGACCAGATGTTCCGCGACGTCGTCGGCGTGCGCTTCCTTGTGCCCGCTGTGCCCGTCGCCTCGAGCGCTCCCGTGATAGCTACCTATCAACCACTGCCGGTGTCGCTGCGCCAGTCACGGCTCACGCCCACGTCGGCCATCGGACTGCGCCCGGTCAAGTGGCTCTGGCATGAGCGCATCGCCCTCGGCACGCTCGCACTTCTCGGCGGGCGCGAGGGCATCGGCAAGAGCATCCTCACCTATCAGCTCGCAGCCGACATCAGCAAGGGTCGACTGCCCGGCGAGTTCGAGCACCGCCGCAAGTCCGTCCTCGTCTGCGCGACGGAGGATTCATGGGAGCACACGATCGCTCCACGGCTCACCGGAGCAGACGCCGACTTGGACCGGGTCTTTCGCTTGGACATCACCGTCGACGGAACGCCCGGGGCGCTGACGCTGCCGGTCGACCTCGGCGCTCTCGAAGAGGCGATCCTCGACAGCGACGCTGCGCTGATCGTCCTCGACCCGCTGATGTCGCGGCTCTCCGTCGCACTCGACACACACAAGGACGCGGAGGTCCGCGTCGCCCTCGAGCCGCTCGTCGCGTTGGCCGACCGCACGCGTGCCGCCGTCGTCGGGCTCATCCACGTCAACAAGTCCGCGAGCGTCGACCCTCTCAGCATGCTCATGGCTTCTCGAGCGTTCACAGCCGTCGCTCGCTCAGTCATGTTCGTCGCTCAGGACCCCGAGCCCGGTAGCGCCAAGCGCTTCCTCGGCCAAGCGAAGAACAACCTCGGCACGATGCGTCAACCGCTGCTCGCGTTCGAGATCGATTCCAAGCTCGTCGCGCAGACCGCCGAGGGCGACGTCTGGACCGGCGTCGTCAACTGGCAGGGCACCGACCCGCGCTCGCTCGTGGACATCATCCAGGCGAGCGCGACGCCCATCGACGCCGACGCCGCCGACGCGTTGCAGGAGGCGACCTACTGGCTCAACGACTGGCTCGTGATGCATGAGGTCGCGCCGAGCCAAGACGTCAAGACGGCGGCATCGAAGGCCGGTCACTCCGCCTCGACCTTGAAGCGCGCACGCGCATCGCTCGGCGCAGGCATCACAAGTCACGGATTCCCGCGGGTCACGTGGTGGTCGAAGCCGGGCCTCACGCCCGACCAGGCGCTCGCTGAGATCACTAAGCGAACTGCGACAACACCGTGACACCGACCGCTCCGCAGTCGGACCAAGGTCCAGCCGTCGATTGCGTCCAGTCGGACCAACTCTCGCGTGGGGTTCTTCTCTCTCTTGGTCTGACTGGAACAGCCAGGGGAAACGCCGAGATTCTTTGGTCCAACTGGACGGGCCGGGTCGGGTCCAGTCGGTCCAGTGGGACCACCAAGAGAGTGTCTCCTCGCGTGCGCGTGCGCGTGCGACACGAGGCGCAGACGGACTCACGTCATCACACCACTCAGAGAGGTCACACTCATGACACCACTCGACCGAGCTCGCTGGGATCGCATCGGCCTCGCCTCCGGTCATGCCTGGGCAACATGCACAGCCTGTGGACAAGAGGCGCTGCAACCGCGAGCCGGTGGCCGCGAGTGCTTCATGACCTTCGAGTGCGGCGGGCGGATGGTCGTACCCGCGGACCGGCCGACGCCGCTGCAAGCTCTGCGCGCAGGACTGATAGAACTAGACGACCTCAGAAAGAACCCACCACTGATGAATGACACATTGCGAAGAATGCTCACCACCGAAGAGGACACATGACCCGCTTGCGACTGTTCGCACTCTGCTCGCTCGTCGCCATCATCGGCGGCTGCGCGGTGCGGATGAACACCACCCCACCGGAGGCGCAGGACTACGGACCGCCGGTCGCCCACGCCTCGATCATCACGCTCAGCCCCGCCGAAGAGCTCGAGCTCTACGGGCCCGAGACGCCGCCAGCCGAACAAGGCGAAGGAGGTCCCGACTCCGTCGTCCTCGAGCCGTGGCTCGTGCCGCCGGACGAGTGCCTGGCGGTGCGCTCGCTGCTCGCCCGCCACGACCTGATCGGGCCGACCGCGGACCGGCTCGTCTGGCTCGCCCGCGAAGAGTCCGACTGCGGAGCGACCAAGGTCAACGACGCGTCCGGCGACTACGGCATCTGGCAAGTCAACTGGTCAACGTGGGGCGCTGCGCTGTGTCGCAACGCCGACACCTGCACGACTCCCTACGAGCTGACCCATGACGACGACCTCCAGGCCGAGGTCGTCGCGGTCCTGCTGTCGTGGGAAGGCTGGTCGGCGTGGTGCTGGTCGACGCCGGACCATCACGCCCGGGGCATCGGCTACGCCTGCCCGTGGGAGATCGGAGACGACCAAGGATGAGAATCAACTGGCCCGTCCTCGGCGCTTGGGTCGCCTGCCTCGTGATCGGCCTCGGGTTCTGGATCGGGCTCATTGCCCTGATCCGCTGGGCCTGGCACTGACGGAGGGGCGCAAACCGCCCTCTGTGTTGCCCCAGGATCGACGAACGCCGCCGGAACGGGTGCTGATAGCCCGGGACCGTAGAGGGCAAATGAGCGCCCCGTCCGAACCGGGGCCAAAACGCAAAGAACCCCCGCAGCCCGAAGGCCACGAGGGTTCTTTGATAGTCGTCTATCAGGCAAGTACGGAAAGGTCCGGCGTTGCAGGAGCAGGACGCTCCCACTCCGGCACGAACGCCGCCGCCTGCTCCGCGGTCAGGCGATCCTTGTGGATCACCCGGCCGCGGTCGGCGGAGATGGCGGTCACCTTGAAGAAACCCTCTCGCTCACGCGACGGGTACACGGTCACGGTCCAGGCGCTCATCGCCAGCTACCGATCTTCGCCTCGGCCACCCGGCCGAACAAGCGAGCCAACTCGGTCGGCCGATTGATCGAAGCTGCGAACTCGCAGCCGTGAGCCTCGGTGCAATCGTCGCCGTACGCGTTCAACTCAGCGAGCACCGTCGTGATGCCCTCCGAGCGCATGGCTGCGATCAGCTCATGCGCCCGGCCTGCGTTGAACCAAGCGCCGTCCGTCAGTACGACCATCATCCGGTTCTTCGCAGCGCTGTCAGCCAGCGCCATGAAGGCCGCATGAAGGGCGCTCGTCGGGTTCGTCCCGGCCCAAGCGTTCGGCCGGAACATCCGATCATCCGGCCGGTCGCCCGCCCGGGCCATGACCCGGTGCGGACCGTCGTCGAAGGTCAACACCGTCGCCTTGCCGTCGAGATCATCGACGGCGTGACGGATCGCCCACGCGGCCTCGGCCAGCGGCATGGTCTTGTCCTGCATCGAGCCGCTGACGTCGAGCAGCAGCACGACCTCGAGCTCGCTGGT